GGGATGCCGGAATCCGCGATAACGGCCTCCGGGATGGGCACGATGGCCGCAAGTTCCTCGGCCGTGATGCTCAGGCCCGACCACTTCATCTTCGTGGTCTGTTTCAGGCCGGTATCACCGCCCACCCAGTAGGCGATCGGCTTGGAGTCAAGCACCGGCTGCGTGCGCGTGCGGGTGCTCATGCGAATCTGACGCATACGGGTCAGGGACACACTCGACTTGGGAGCGTCCTGGATAATCTGGGTGGCGTATTCGGTGGGGATGAGTCCGCCGCCGAGGTCGCCGCTGGTGATGATGGAGTTCACGTTGGAAACCATCGTCATACCTTCTTTCTATGGAGTGGGGAGGTTATTTCTGCTTTTGTTCAAGGAACTGGTCACGGATCCAGTCGCCGGAGGAGCCGGATGGTGCGGGAGGCTGGTTGGATTCGGAGGAGGCGTGCACCTTCGGCTTGGTCTTCTCGGCGATGTAGTCGGCGAGCGCCTTGCCGTTGGCTTGCATTTCTTCGAGGGTGGAGCCGTGGAGCAGTGCGATGGGCACGCCGGTTTCCTTGGAGACCTGCGTCTTCCATTCGTTCTGCTGTTTTTCCGCCTCGTAGGCGGCGTTCTTGGCTTCAAGCTCTTTGATGTGCTTGGCTGTCTTTTCGGCTTCGGACAGTTGGGCCTCCTTGAGCTGTTGCAGTTCGTCGGCGGCTGTCTTGTTGTCCTTGGCGCGTTTCTCCCATTCGCGGGAATGGGCGACGGCCTCCTTGTATTTGGCCTCGTAGTCGATTTCGGGCGGCTTCGCTCCGTTCTCGGTCGATGCCGTCTGCTGGTTACCGTTGGCCTCTTCGGTCATGGTTCCTCCTGTGGTTCGGGCCCGTTTCGGGCATAAAAAACCACCCGTGCGGGTGGTTGGGGAAAATCTCAGTTCGAGTGCGACGGTCGTGGCACCCCGTAGCCGTCCTTGTAACGGTCGGGGTAGAGTCGGCGCATCACATAGGTGATCGTGTTCGGGTCGTTGGGATTGTCGGGATTGCCTTTTGTGGTGGCCTTTATCATCCGATAGGTGTCGTCGTCCAGGCCGCCGTTCTCGATGAGGCTGCGGGCGTGCATGTATTCCGAGTACATGCGGTCGGGGTCATAACCCTCGATGTGAGCTTGGTCCCTGTCCCATTCGGGCACGATCTGGCAGTCGCAGTCGTCGTGGAACAGTCTGAACGAGCCTTTGACGTATTTCGCGGTCTTCTCGCTGCGGTACACCCAGCCGCGCGAGCAGAGCATCGTGCAGAACGCGCACGTCTTCGCGCCTCTTGGCACACGCGCGTACCGGGGTTCGGACGGGTCGTGCTCGCACAGGCGTGCAACGGTTTCACGCCCCGAATACATGACCCAGCGTTGCATCGCGCCGACCAGAAACGCCTGCATGGTCTGCGGGTCCGTCCACAGGCGGCCGGCCTGCCAGCGTATCGTCTTGTCGATGCCATCACCGGGAAACGAGTCGGACAGGTCGTACTCCCACGGGTCGGGCACCGATTCGCCACGGACGCGCATATACCATTCATAGGCGGCCTGCGCCGCGAGGTCGCCGTATTTGACGACCAGTTGCGGCACGTAGTCGAGCAGCATGTCACGCTGCCATTCAGGGCTGAGCTGTTGCAGCGTCCCCCACAGTTTCGCCAGATCGCGGCGCGCCAGTTCCACCGCCCGAGCTTGGCTGGCTTGCAGCTGGTCCAGTTGCCGGTTGTCCGTCATCCTTATTGCCTCCGTTCACGAGGGAGTCAAGCACGCTGCGGGTCTCGGCCTTGCGCTTGTCGACCAACAGGCGTGTGATATCGGAATCCGTGTAGCCGAGCTTCTCCAACACCACGTCGGAGTTGGCGAGCCATGGAATGGCCGTCACCTGCTTCACGATGGCATCGGAGAGCGCGGCCTGCGATGGGCGTTCGGGGTCACGCCAGTTGACCTGCAACCGATTGAGCTCGTCGCTGTCCTCGCTGGTGCCGTTGAGGATGGCGATGTCCCTCGCGGCCTTGCGTAGCTGCACGCCGATGGCGCGGCAGGCGTTCTTCGCCTCGATGACAAGTTCGCTTTCCGCCGCCATGATCGCTTCCGAAGAAGAAGGGCCGGAATCCGTCATCACGCCGAACTGGCTGAGCGGCACGCCGGTCGCGCCGCTCATGCGTGCCGCGAGGGCGCGAAGCATGTCGGTGTGCGGCTGCATGGTCATCTGCGTGAACTGGCCGATGACGGGTGCCTGGCCGTCCTCGTTGAGGCTGATGTTGAGCATCTTCGAGATGGTGGCTTCCCAGCCGGTCAGCTTCTTGCCGTTCTTGTCCTCGGGCGGCTCGTCCGCGCCGATGAGGTAACGTTGCGGGCTCGAATAGAATTCGGCGCTTACCTCCATGCGCAGCATGGTGCGCACCGCCGTGTCGGTGATGCTCATGACCTCGCGGCTGATGCGCGAGCGGCCAAAGGGGCGGTTCAGGTCCTGATGGTAGGGGATCAGGTACACAGGCACATGATCCATGTACGTGTTCCGGGGAGCGTCCGCATGATAGCGGCCTGATTGCGTGCGGCGTATACGAATCGTGTAGCCGGGCATGTAGAGCATGAGTTCGGAAGGCACGATGGTGTTCGCCTGCGCGTACTGTGAGCGGTCGATATCGGTTATCGACAACGCCGCCGACAGGCCGCGACGGGCGTAATCCCACAGGCCGGTCTCATAGAGCGCGCTGCGGAACGACACGGACACCTTGGAACGCAGACCGTCTTCCGGTTCCGCGCTGCGCACGTTCAGGAACGAGCATGAGTGAGTGAGCGCGCTGCGGATGGCCTGCGGCAATTCCACGTCGAAGTCGTTGTCTGAAAGAATCGAATCCAAACCCAACGGATCGCGGCTGTCGTCGCCGACTCCGACGAAACCATCGAACACGATGCGGTCGGCCAAAGCGTCCACCGATTTCTGCGGCCAGCCCACGACCTCGCTTATCCCCGCCATGCTGTCCGGCACTGCGATGGACAGATTCTTAAGCTCGTTGCGCCCGTCGTAGTATTTGGTGCGCAAAAGGTTACGTTCGAGCTTCTGGGACCATTGACGTATCATCAAATCCCACGGTTCTCGGCACTCGTCGGGCAGATTATCGACCTGCACGTTTTCAAGACTGGGAATCTGCATCAGAATGCCACCGCCTTCGCTCTTCTTCCCGGATGACGCTTGGAAGTCTTGACGTTCCAATACGCGAGAGCCACCGCTTCCACGGGACTCACGTCGATGTTCTCCATGGACGGCTCGTAGCCGAACCCGTCGCCGATTTTCCTATGCTTCGCATGACCCACCGCCTCGTCAAGCAGCGGCTGTCCGAAATGGGTAAGCCCATGGTCGTTCACGGCCTGTTCGAGCATCGAACAAGCGTCCGCTACGTCGGAAGGGCGCGGCACCACGATCACTCTTTTGGACACGCCCTTGTCGATGAGGCTGTTGACCAGGGTGGGGGCTCCCACGCGCCCGTCGATGATGATGCCGATGGCGTTGCGCCATCGTTCCGCACCGTCCTTCTCGGCGGTCAGCCAGTCGGCCAGCCAGCCGGTGCCGCCGCGCATGCTGCGCGAGGCTATGACCTCCACGTGCGGCAATTCACCCGACTTGCGTGGCGGGCGCACGCACGCCACGAGGGTGACGTTCGCGCCGTCCGCGCTGAACTTGACCGCATACGAGTTGTAGCCGTCCATGCAAGGGTTGTCGGTCTTGCACTTGGCCCACTCGTCAACATCGATATCGGACAGCGCGCCGGCCTGATCGTTCCACCAGCCGAGACGTTCGCGGGCGAAACCGTCAGGGGTCATCTTCTCCGACTCGGAAACGACCACGCTTTTCAACAGGCGGGTGCCGAGCGATGGATTGTATTGGTACCAGCGTTGCTGGTCGTGCACGTCGCCGATCTCGGTCGCCGCCCATTCGAACCAGCACAGGTTCTTCGGCGGCTTGTCGCGATGCGCGTTGCGGCGCATGCGCGCGAACACCGTGCCCGGCGAAGTCGGCGGGGTCGGCGTGCCCGTGTAGATGGTCAACGGATTGCCCGAGGGTGCCGACGAGATGGCGGGCTGTATGGCCTCCATCTGCTCGTCGGTCAGCTCCTGCGCCTCGTCGCACACCAGCACGTCCACCGTGAAACCACGGCCCGAACTCTTCGAACGGGCGATGAACTCAATGCTGCCACCGTTCTTCAACACGATGGCCTCCTGACCGTTCGTGGCCCGAATGTAGGTGACCAGTTCCGCCAGTTCGGGGAACTTGCGCGCGTTCTCGAAATAGTATTTCATACGCAGGAAATGCTTGCGGCAGGTCTTCACCTCATGCGCCGTATGCAGAATCTTCATACCGAGGATCGCGGCAAGGTACAGCTCCGTGAACTCAAGAATCGCGTTCTTGCCGTTCTGACGCGGCACCGCGCACCCGCAATCCGACGCCGCCCATTGCAGCTTCGAATCCGTGGCGAGCCAACCCTCAAGCACGATACGCTGCCACTTATCCGGCTTCATATCGTAACCGGCCGCGAGAGCGCACGCCTCGCCTCCCTCGGACTGCGCGTGCTTGGGAACCAGAGCGAAGCTAGGTTCCTGTACGCCTCTTCGCCTTGCCACCCTCGATCACCCTCAGCTTCCGTCGTTCGGCTATCTCATCGAGCGGCGTATGCCGCTCCTGCTTCTGGACTTCCGCCGGCATGATCTGGCTGCGCGCGGCGGGCGTGATCCCGTAATCCTGCAACAGCTTGTTCAGTATGGGCACGCTGGCGAAATTGCCGGAACCCCAGATGTCCGCGTGGATCAGGGCGGCGTTCATGAGGTTGTCCCAGTCGGCCTCCGTCCACGAGTCCGCGCCTGGGGTGGAAGCCAAATGCTCCCACCATCGCACGGTAGCCTCCGGCCAC